TCACGTGAGTATAGTTATTATCGGGACTGCCGATTTACGTAAGTGGAGAACCGCTTGTTTACGGTGTTGTTATTAGATATTATATCAACCTTTTCAAGCTCCAGAGCCATTGCTAGGTTTGCTCGTTCTTCTTCAGCAAATGCCTTGTCAGTCTGACCATCCATACGTAGGAAGTCAGCATAGGTTGCGTGAGCTAGGTATGGAAAGAACTCATTAGGTACTTCTACTGTGCTTGTATCATACCCAGAAGTAACATCAAATGGAGTGAACTCCTTCTTATAAGAAACAAATGCTGCATTATCTGTAGTCGAAGCAATGTTTAATATATTAGCCCCAGTAACATCAACAAAGAACTCGTACTCAAGGGCTGATTGATTTAAGAATGCTTGCTTTCTAAAGACACGATTAAATGAACCAATGGTTGTCTTACCGGACTGTGCGAAGGGTACAAGGTTCTTTCCTTCTACTAACAGAGAATCAGTACCTGCTCGTGGCGTAAAGGTTACTACATCTGTAATATTGTCCTTCTTGACAGTATCAGCCTCGATGAATTGCTGAGTACCTCCTGTAACAGTAAAGGTTCCTGATGTTTGTTCTGCCGCTGATGCCGCAGTATCCACGCGCCAAGCTGTACCTGTGTTATAAATAATAACAGTAGTTGTAGTAGCACCCTGATATACACTTAAACCACCAGTTGTGTTAGCACCTAGTAGCTTGTAGTTCTGATTTACTGTTGTGTCGGTGCTTGCTGTAGCTCCAGAGAGTGTAAGAGCCAAGATGTCACGCTTCTCCGAAGGGACAAAATAACGAGGCCATATAGGACTCTCGTTAAATATAGTTAAGAACCTTCTGTTAATAAGGTTTGCTACATCATCTAACTCGTTTGTAGAGAAAGAACCAACCCCAGCTAAGGATCTTATTAGTTTAAATAACTCGCCGTAGGTTCTAGTCTGCATTATATCTTGTTAGGAGTTAGTTCTGGGAACTTCTTGTTATAGTACTTTAAAAATTCTTTAGAATGCACAGTCTCTTGACCGTACTTCTTTATTAGTCGAAAGTACTCCCGGTGAGGAATAGTTGCAACTGGTTTGCCTAGAACTGGGTGTACTGTCCCCTTTAGTTGTTTGGCTTCTTTGGCTGCTTGGGCAACCCTNTTGTGTTCTGTCTCTTTCTCTAGCTTAAACCCGTTAGTAATCTCCTTCATGAAGGCGCGATCAATNTCACCATCAGAATAGCGTTTTAGATTAGGAACAATTATATCCATATTAAAAAAGGCGGGGGGCTTTCACCCCCCAACCAGAATTTAATTAGTTAGAGAACTTCTGACCAGCTGTTGGGTAGTACTCCACTAGAAAGCGGAATTTACCTTTTGCTGCGTCACCAAGTCCGCTGCCTGTACCATTTGATGTTGCACTAAGTACAGTAACCAAGTGGTTACCGGCTTGTGTGATAGCACCATTGTTGGCAAAGATTTTGCCGAGGCTTGTGCTGTCGCTGAATACATCAACTTCAACAACCATGCCGTTAGCATCACCGTCATCGCCTACAGCTATAGTAGCATCAGTGATAGCGGCTCCGCCATCAGTAACTGCTGCTGTAACTAACTCGTCAACAATGATTGCACATTTACCAACTGTACCAGCCAAAGCACCTCCTGCAACATTGAATGCAAGAGCTTGTGCGCCAGTAGAGCCTGAGAATGCAGAAGCTTCTACTGTAGCTTCGTGTGTGTATCCTAGAGCTAATGTCTGGATGTCACCAATTTTTTTAAGGTCAATAGCCATTATATTATATCTCCTTTAGTTGAGGGTTAGGTTACGTCCTGGATAACACCGTGAGCGCCTGGGTGGTATACACCGAGGGTCAAAGCGCAATCAACGAATCCACGCTCTCCACCACCTTGGTTAGGAAGACGTGTGCTTCCCATAGGGATGAGTTCGTGAATGCCGTAGTACTCAGGGTTAACGATATAACCAGAACCAGTTGCTGTGTTACCACCGAAGTTAGGCGCACAATCAGGGTTTTGGTTAACGATTGAAACAACACCGTGGTCTGACTCATATAGGTCAACGGATAGCTTGATGCTACCGCTGTTACCGTCGTAGTTTACTGTACGAACATTGTCAGTAGCAGAAGCACTTGTGCGAGCNAAGTCAGCAATAACTTGGCGTAGTCCAGTGTCAGCAACAAGCATAAGGTTGTTAGCTGAACCAGTTACACGGAAGATAGAACTGATGATGCTGTTAAGTGCTGATTCGCTGAATGCAGTTGCATTAGCTTCAGTAGTTGTGTAGATGCTGTCAGCAGGTGTGCGGAATGCCGCAGGGACATCAGCAGGACCAGCAGAATCGAGCCAGTCACCAAGACCACGAAGGGCGTTAGGTGTACCTGCACCGTTTTCTGTGCTTGAGTCCTGAGTTCCAGCAAGTGTAGCCTCGATATCGCGTTTTAGTTCGCGAATAGCTTTAGCTTCTGCTTGAGCGATTTTAGCGGGACCAACGGAATCGACTGCTTCTTGCAGATCGGAAACCATGTAGTCACGGCGGAATTTTTGGATGCGGTTGCCAAGACGAGCGCGACCAGCGAACTTGTCAGTGAATGCTGCAACGTCAGCACCTTCTGAAATACCTGTAGTTACAGGTGCAGAAAGGCTGTCAACAGTCCACTCAACATTAGTTGCGGAGGCGCGTTCTTTATTAGCAGACGAAAGGATTGGAGTTTCTTCTGGCGCAAGAATGGTCAAGACGTCAGTCAAGTCCTCACGATTAGAAACGCCCGATCCTGTATTTGTAGTATCGAATGTATTTGAGAATGCCATTTTATTTAATTGTTAATGAGTTATCGGCGAGATGCCATTTGTAGTTTTCTAAGTGCGGCAAAATCACGAGCGTTACCCGATTCTTTAAAACGATTTTGCATTTCCTTGAGGCTCTTTGCAGTTCTTGATTGGGACTTGTCAGCGTTTGCACTACTTGTTGTTGCACCCTTGGGTGGTGTAAGTTTCATGCTTGGCTTACCTTCAGCTATTGGTTTACGACCATAGATACTATTGGCTGCGTGAGCGAACCAGTAGTCCAGTTGACCAGCTACATCCGGAGCTTCTTTTGATACGATCTCTTTCATTTTTTGAAAACGAGCATCGTTCACTGTAGCTTCGTATTGTTTGCGTACGTCATTGTCTTCTCCTTCTAGCCAGGATAGCTCTTCTTTAGCTCTCTCCTTGAAAACAACTTCCATGTTTTGAGCCGATTCTTTGGCTTGTATCCTAGAAAGTTGATCAGGAAGAAAGGTCTTCTTAGCCTTACGCGCCTGTAAGAGGGACTTGCGAACCTGTGCTTTAGTCATTTCTTTGCCTTCGATTTCAGTAATAACATCATCGGCTGCATAATCAGCACTTTCAAAAAGGAGATCCTCAGCCCAGTCAACTATCTGATCTATCTCTTGGGACTTACTTTGTAGTTCCTCGATGGTTTCAAGTTTATTGAATGGATTGTTTTCTACCTTCTTGGTTGATTCAAGGGGACTCTGCTGTTGCATTTGTGCTTCTAACTTAGCCAGTTTTTCTTCTGCTGATTTACGNCTTGCGGTAAGTTCCCCAAAACGTGCAACAGCTTTACTGCCTAGCTTATCAGCTAGTTCCCTTAGTTCCTCTTCGGACGCATTGTCCAAATCAATCTGTGAAAGAACATCCTCGGATGTTGATTCAACTTCAGTCTCCTCCTCAGAAACTTCTTCATCAGTCTCAGTACTTTCTGAAACTTCTTCGGTTGCTTCTTCGGTTATTTCCTCAGTTGGCTCTTCGGCAACTGGCTCTGATTCTTCCTCAGCAGTTTGCTGAGATTTCATCTCGCCCAATCGGCGATTTGCAAAATCCGTTACGGATATATTAGTATTGTCCACTGGTATTGTTTCTGCCCCAGAGTCAGCAGTCGTGATTTCATCTNTCATAATTTCCACTCATTTACGCCGAGAGATTGCGATATGTTACTGTAACACAGGTGAACAGTCTTGTTCCCCTAAGAATTTTCACGGTGACGAATACGCAACTCTTCCCAGTTAACTAACTGAAGTAGTTGATCATATGTGATTATTCGTCCTGAGATTTGTTGTATGTTGTTCGCTAGTTGCTTCGTGGAGTTCCTCGATGGATTCTTCCCTTAGTTGATGAACCATTTTCATAAACCTAGCAAAAGCCTCGTAGTTATAAAGTGTCTTTATATCGTCTTGGATATTCATTATTTAGCTGGAGTTATTGCTGAGGAGTACATTCTTGTGGATTCTCTACGCCTATCAGCGTGAGGTTTGCCTGGTCTAAGAAATATATTCATAATATCATCAGAGAGTTCAATAGGATTACTTTTTGTTTTGAATGAGTTCCTAAGTTTTTCTGCATTCCCTTCTCCTAGAACCTCTTGCTGATTCCCATAAATATTTTCAAATGTGTATCTTACCTGTGAATCAACACTATCTTCCAACTCATTGTCCTTGAGAAACTTTTTATAATAAGGTTTATGAAAGTCGAACTGAAATAAACCGTATCCATTACCTCCTTTTTGTTTTTGTTTGAAGTCAAATGTACCACCAGTTTCTACATCTATGTTACCTAGCATAGCTGATATCAACGCAGGGTTTGATCCGAAGTATTGCTCTAGAGTATCTCCTACTTGCCTCATACGGAAGTCTTTGAGTTCTCGATCCTCAATCTCTTGAGTACGAACGCTAATAAAATCTTTGGGTGTTTTATTATCTGCCATTGTGTAAGGTATTAAATAAGAAATACTTAGAAATACAATGCTACATATTTTGAGTATTGACTTCGCCCATTTGGGCTGGTGCTGTACCAACTCTACCAATCTGGGCGTTCTGCGCTTGCTGCATCTGGAAGGTGTACTGACCTTGGTACTTCTCCATACGGCCACGGAATGCTTCATCTTGCTCAAGGCGTTGCTGGATGTCAGGTTGTTGAGCGTACTGCTGTATAACTTGCATAGCAATCTGCGCGCCTGTAGGACGGGCTGGCATTTCAATACCTGCAAATATCTTTGTGAGATCATCAGTAACATTCTTAACCATTTCTTGTTGGGCAGTCTCGGCTGGTTGCAACACAGCATCAGCCATAACTGGATCAATACTAGCAGCTGCAATATCAAGAAGTCCATCTATGTTCATTCGGTTATTAACATTGAGTTGTTGCAATGAAACAAACCCTTGTAACTTCTTTTCTACTGTTTCTGGGTCAGTGTCAAGCACATCAAAGTTTATCATAATGTCAAAATTTTCATTAGGATCACCCTTGTTCATCATCTGAGGATCCGGGATTCCAGTAACTTGGAAGAATACTTGATCCGGTCCAAAGCGTTGGAAGCACTTATACGCCATACGAATAACCTCAGCTACATGGTTCAAGAACTTATCAACCATAAATTGTTGCCTTGATTGGGACATTGGATCACCAGCATCTAATCCAACCATTCTGTCGGCTTGATTAAGCAATGTTTGTTCCATCTCAAGCGAACCTTGATTGTACGCAGGGGTAGGAGCGAAGTCCAGATCACCTTTACGACGATATGGAATCATCCTACCTGGTCCCCAGTCATTAGGCGCTTGACCTACTGGGTGTAAAATCGGAGGTAGTGTTGCTAGACTGTTGCGGTCAATGCGTGAGTCACGCTCCACCTTTACTTGATTCTGTATGCCACGAAGAATACTAGGAACTGTGGATACATCATAGAGACGCTTTGTGTCCTCGGACAAGCGTGTCACTACTACTGGATAGTCCTCGTACCCATTAAGTAGNTCGAACTTTGCGTATCCCGGAGTCCNAGTACCTTCGTCCCCATCAAAGTTCTTATGAAATACTGTACAATAAATTCCTTCGGATCCGTCCTCTTCGTTAATAAGTCTCTGGTATCCGTATACAATTTCGATAAGTTCGTCCGCTTCGTAAGCAGTGTCAGTAAGGCTCATGCTACGACGGCCCTCCTCATAACGTTCAAGGCTATCAATGTTTACGCCTCGGTATCTTTCAATCATTATGTCAACGAAGTCCTGATCCCATCCGTCGGTAGTTACCTTTAGCTCTAGCTCCTGTGGAGTGTAATACGTTTTCCAGAAACAGTAAGGCGCGCGTTGTGGGTCAGTAACATATGGAGGAAACAAGAAGTCACCATCAGGTGCTAGGGTCTTTACCTCCGGGCAATTAATTTGACGACGCACCACGGGCAGTTTAGCCATTCCTTTTTTTCTTAGATCTTTGAGTGCTTTCTTTGCGCGTTTTTCCGTAACGCCGTCAAAAGTTTGTTGAAGCAACAGGATCAATTCTTCGTCATTCTCTCCACC